GACCAATTTACGCCTATTTTCTTAGGAATATTGCTAGGTACGGCTTCAAAATAACCTTCTGAACCCACGACTTTAGTGTTTGAAACGGGAAATAGGGCTTTTACATAGGGCATTGCGCAGTCAATGTAGTACGGCAATGACATTGAGCCAATCCAGTAGTCACATTCGTGGGCTGGCCCTTCTTCTGTAAGGTTGGTTAACTGGTCAATGCACTCCATTTGACCTAGCACACCGAATAAATTAGGTACAGTCAAAACTACCACCCTTTTTGCACCTAAAACCTTGAGGGCTGGCAAAAACCGTGCATATTGGAATATATCGCCAAAGCCTTGCTCCATCTGAACCACGATGGTCTTATCTAACAGGGATTCGCCCTGCCATGCTTTAGGGGCTACAGGCAGTCTTGCGTAGGGGATCGTTTGATTGGCAAGTATGTCTTTATGCCAGCGGTACTCAAATAGCCTAAATCCAGCAGCATACCTGCCAGCGTGTAGGTTATCGTAGGCTAACTTATATTGTGCGTGTGGGTTTATAGCAGTAGTAATAGTGCAGCCTCATCGTCTAGTTCCTCTAGGCGTTTGGCTTCCATTACACGCAATTGCTCTTGAATGAGATATTGCTGGTTTCTGTAAGCTACTGCCGCAAGGATGTTATCCCGTTGTCTTTTAAGGTAGCTTATAGACCGTTCTAAATCTTGTGTTTCAGCTAACGGTATATCAGCTTTAACCTCTTGTTTGGATTGTACTTTAGGTTGCTTAACTTTTGCAACAGGGTCAATTAAATTCTTAAATGCTTGCTTGCGTGAAGCATTAGCATCTTTGGTGGCTTTTTCAAGTAAACGCTGCCGTTCAGCAATCTTTTGCTGTAACCGCCTAATGCGCTTTAGTTCTTCAGCAGTCCAGCTTGCATCGTCACCACCCACCTTTTCATTGGTAGGCGGTGGCGGTACATATACCTGAAAAGCGTTATTTTGAAACGCATTAGCTTGGAAAGCCGATGCAAACATTACTGGACTACTTCGGCAGGTGCGGTAAGGGATTCAGAAAGCATTTTGATAAAGGCTTCACGGCCTACTTGCAATTGTTCCATGTTGAATTGCATAGAACCTAGCTTTTTATCAAGGTCAGCAAGGTGGTTAATCATTACCTTTTGCTGGTCTGTCATGCTTTCAATGTCGTATTCCACATCATTTAAAACAATAAACGGGGCTTTTTCATTTTTTCCCATTATTTTCTCCAAATTACCGCCAAAAAAGGCTGGCGGTTTGCCTTTATTCTGCGGCAGGTGCTACAGGCTTATTGGCTTCTTGCTGTGCTTTATAAGCAGCAATAACTTCAGGTGTCCAAGCTACATTGCAAATAGCTGCAACATTGGCTGGTACGCCAGTTAAATTTTGTTCAGGCGCAAGTGAAGAACGATGAAAAGTTTGGCTAATTTGGTTGCCATCTTCCATAATTCTAGTGGCTTCTCTATATAAGACTGTGCCATCTTCTGTTACTGTAATTTGGTCTACTACTGTTTCTTTAGTTAATGCCATTTTAAATCTCCTTAAAGTATCCGACTAACCTAATATGGATTAGTTAATTAAGCTGAAGTGCTATAAGAAACCATCATTTGAACTCTTACTGTTGAAAAACTTACATTTAACCTTACTGTTCCTGACCCTGCTGGTCTAATATCAAAACCAGTTGTTGCAAAGTAAACTTGATTTGCGCCTAAACCAGCATAATCAAAAATAGCAAAACAAGTTTCTGCATTACTAAAGCCATACGAAAAAGGTATTCCACCAATACTTATTGCCGCAGTGCTTGCATTAGCTGGAAAAGTAAAACTAGCATTTAAAGTTACCATGCGACCAACTTTTGTGTAATATGCTTGAACTGAAGAAAATGTTAAACCAGCACCACTTACATCAGTTGGTGTCCAAGTACCTTCTTCATAATCATCTAGTGTGTTTGCGTTAGATGAAGGGTCTTGAGTTGCTGGGAATGTGATACCAGCACCTGAAGTAGTTGGTGTAGCACCGCCAACAGAAATACTATTAGCAGCCTGTACCCCACCAACAGAGTTAATACTTAGACGAGGACTCGTACTGCCAGCGTAATTTACATAAAAACGCATTTCATCAAGATTGTGGTTATACTGAATATATCCTTGATATAATGCATCACCTGATGTTCCGTCAGCAAAATTTAAAGTACCAACATTTGTTGTCCCAGTATAAATAGTCAAACCTTCGTCTGAACTGCCATTACCAATAACTAAATTATTTGCAAATGAATTAAATGTAGATGGAATAGAATTACCAATTCCCACATTACCTGCAGAGTCAATACGCATCCGTTCTGCAAGTGAACCACTAAATGTTTTAAAAATTAAATTTGTGCTTGAATTTTCAATTGCAACATCACCACCACCCCATTGCAAATCAACTCCCGAAGCAAGATTAACATTTTGAGCAAAATTAGCGCTTCCATTGACATCTAGTTTATAACTAGGACTAGTAGTACCAATACCAACATTACCGCTAGTTGTAGCTAAATAAGAATTGCCAGTTACAGTAATTGTTGAAAAATTACCGTCTGCACCACCGCCTAACAGTTGTACTGGGGTTGTTGCAGCGTTACCTACCCATACTTTTTTATCAGTAATGTTTACGGCAAGTTCGCCCTGCTGTAATGTAGTCGGCACTACGGTAGTTGTAACGCTGTTTTTAGTCTTTAATATTGTTGGCATAATGATTCCTTAGAAAGTTCCACCGTCTATTGTTCCTGTGATTTTACTACCAGCTAGGCTAGTTATCCAAGCGGGATCTGCATAACTACCTGTCGTAACTACACCGTTTGTTGCCGTACCTGCGTTTCCGTCAATACTGATTCCAGTAAGGGTTTGGCTGGCAGAAGCACGATTAACTGCAATACTTGTAGTTCCTAAGTTAAAACTAGAAGTAGTGTAAAAGCCATTTGTTACGGTTGCTGCGTTGCCGCCAATGGATAAACTTGTGGCAGTTCCCGTCAAACCTGTGCCAGCACCGCTAAATTGCGTGTTTGCTGTAATGGTTGTGCCTGTAATGGCTAGGGCAGTTGTGCCGCCAATAACCATGTTATTCATTGTTCCAGCCGTAGCTGGGTTAATGGTTACTGAACCTGTGCCTGTAGGACTAATAGCTACTTGTGCATTGGCAGGGTTGATATTAATAGCTACATCAACGCTTAAATTGTTGCCACCACCACCGCCCCATTGAAGTTGTGGTGTTCCGCTTGAATTTCTTAATGCGCCACCAGCAGAGTTTTGGGCATCAAAATGTGGGCTTACGACTTTGGTTGATGCGGTTAATTCTGTAACGCCAGTTACCACACCCGTATCACCTACTAAAACTACGCTGTTTTGCAGTAATTTGCCTGTTGTGGTGTCAAAACGGGCTACTGCATTGTCTGTGCTAGAAGCTGGCCCTACTACATCACCGCCTAAAGATGGGCTGCTGTTAGTAATTACGCCTGTTGTATTGTCATAACTAATGCCTGTACCTGCGCTTACAGAAGTCCTAGCCCTAGCGGTTGTAAAGTATTGATTTGTGCCTTCAGCTACATCCGTAGTAGTTAAAACAACTGTACCTGTAAAGCCATTAACGCTTGTTACGGCATCGGTGTTATCTACTTTTTGCCAAATTGAACCATTAAATACTGCCCAATCGCCCACAAGCCAATCAATAATGCCGTTAAGGTTAGTATTACCAGCAACGCTAACCACATAGTAATAACCCTTAGTACCAACAGAAGAAGTAAGGGTAGGGGTATTAGTGCTTGCATCCCATGTTCCTTGATAGCTAAGTGCGCCCAATACTGCGGCTGGTAGTTCAGAAACAGGTACTTTACCGCCAGCATCAAGGGTAGCTACACCGTTAGCTGCGCCAGCATCTTTGGTAGAAGCTGTGCCTAAACCCGTAATATCCGTGTTTGGAATGGTAGCCGATGCAGTCATTGGCGTTGTGCCAGTTCCCTTGACATAGCCTGTCAAAGTCGTAGCACCTGTACCGCCATTAGCTACGCCAAGCGTACCCGTGACATTGGAAGCAGGGATAGTAACACCGCTGATCGTACCGCCTGTGATGGCTACGGCATTAGCGTTTTGCTCTGCCATCGTACCTAAACCAGTAAGCGTATGGTCAGCGTTCCAATCTGACGGCTCTACAAGGGTGTCATCCCCAGCATCAGGAACAGTTGATACCTTTAAATGCTTGACTGTTATAGGCATTACTGTACCCCGATGATTTTACCGTCTTGACCACGAACTACCTGTTTCGGTCTATTGTGGTTCTCATTTATGGTGTTTACCAAATCACCTAATGCTAGGGTCATCTGCTGGTTGCTCATGGCAATAGCATCGGCAATAGGCTGCATAGGGTGTTTCATGGATTCAGCCATGTCCATCTCGGTCATGTAGGCTTGTGCGCCATCAGAATCATCCGATCCAATACGGGCTACTTCAATCTTTGCACCGTTGTTAATGTGCGCTAACAAGACCTGAGTATTGCGCTCGGTGTTCATCTTCATCTGAGCGATACGCATTTCCATCTCTGCCTTTTGAGCATTGCGCTGATCTTCAAGCTGGAATTTAAGCTGGTTCTCTTGCGCTTGGTACTCTTGTTTTGCTTTCTCAAGTTCCATTTGACCTTGTAACTTGGCTTGCTCAATTTGCTGCTGCATCTGCATTTTTTGTTGCTCTGCCTGTATTTTGGCTTGCTCAATCTGCATTTGCATCTGCATTTTCTGTTGTTCAGGTGATGGCTGCTTGGGTTGACCTTCTTGCTCCTTGGCTTGTTGACGGAATTTATCTGCTGTTTCGTCAATCAGACCTTCCATGCCTTTGCCAGCCTTAAATGCGGTTACGCCAAACTTGAGCATCTCCATGAGCAATGGGGTAAGTTCAGGTGCGGCTTGCGCTGCTGGCAAGGCTGTTTGCATAAACTGGCTTACTGCGGTCAAGAACTCTACACGGTCTTGCTTTTCTTGTTGCTCATCCTGATAGATCATGGAATCGCTAGTGACTTCAATACGGAAGTTCTTAGCTGGTTCGTCTTTCAGAAGTTGCAATGCTTGTGGGATAAGTGCTTGATCTTGCGGGGATAATTGCATTGCACCGCTAATCTTAACGATGGTGTCATCGGTAAAATGCTGGCAAATAATCTGTGCTTTAATTTGCAACAGGGCGGTAGCAAAGTTCACTACTTCATGCTGCATAGTCTTTAAACGACCTGAAGCGTTGTTCGACTTAATGATCTGTGCGCCAAGGGTTTCATTCGGATCGGTCTGACCACGCTGAATATCAGCAATGCCCATAATCTCGTAAATCTGCCCTTTAACCTGCTCCATAGCTTGATAAGCCATGTTTAAGCCTTCAGCAATTGGGCGTATATCTACAAGGTTAATAGCCCCTTGTAATCCACCTTTTTCGCTAAATGCCGCATAGTTCTTAACTGGCAGTAATGCGTTGTTCTCGCCTTCGGTAAACAAACGGGCAAGGCTAGGCTCTGCCGCATCGTAAACGCCCCGTACTTTAAGTGCTTGTATAAACCCGTCTATACGGTCTGCAAGCGTATCTAGCTGTCTTGCTTGGTCTTGATATAGAACATAGTCAGGAACAGGGATTAGGCTGTCTGTCGTAAGGGTAGAGAACATGGGCTTTGGGCAAGGCCAAAAGTTCTCAAGCTGTAACGGATCGTCACGGGTATCAAGAATCTTACCCATAGACTTAGATAGCCAAATCACTTGACCTGTGGTTTTATCCCAAATCTCATAGATCAGGGCTTCCCGTGAACCTTCGCCCATCTTTTCATTGAAGTTCTTGGAAGTGTCAGGCTTGGTATCGAGTGGGATTCTGCCGCCCAGTTCTTCACCAAAGCGTTCTACAAGCGCAGGGCGTTCCATGTACACCTTACGCCATACTGCGGTTACTTCTTCCCATGTACGGGCTACGGTAAGTCCAAAGTCACGCCAGTAAACATAGTCAACTGGAGCGCATTCGTACTCGATACGCTCTTGATTCTCACGGTAGATACCGCCTTCGGTTTCTGCTTCGTCTGTATCTTCGGTAACTTGGAAACCATCTTCAGGCGCATCACCAGCTTCGCCACCAGCTTGACCGACAATGTGCGGCTCATAACGCACCCATGCTGTACCACGCCCACCAAGTAAACGGTCTTGAACCGCTTGCTTCATTGCGCTGGCATAGTCACCATAATGCTCAATTTCGTACTCTAACGCCCGTTCCAGCATAGTAGAAGCGACACGACCAATAGGGTCGTTATCACGGAATCTACGGCTTACATCGGGTCTTGGTAGTCGTGCAAATACCGCTGGGGTAATGGTTTGTACATTGCTCCATAGGATATTGAACTTAGCTTGTGGGTTGTTGCGGCTACGGGATTCGTCACGGTAACGCTTAACGATCTTATCGGCTCTGCCTTCCCATTCCTTGAATGTACGCTCGTACTGGGCGATGCAGTTATACCAATCTTCGTATGTATGATCCATCTTTATATCCTAGTATTCGTAATCTTTGGGGTAGATTTCCACAATTCGTTTAAGGTTACTTCCGTTTGCCCGACATGAAGTCCTTTAGGTCTTGCATCCGAGAGGATAGGGCTGTCCTCATCTTTCCAAACAATGCTGAGATAGCGGAACGCATCCGCTGAATGGCTTGTCCAATCGTGTTTCGGGCGATCCCTAAATATTTTTTTATCATCATCCCACTCTCGTTGATATTGACGCAAACATTCGATACCTTCTTCGCATCTATTATCGAACCAAGCACGGGTTAATGCAAGTCGTGTTGCTTGTATTCCGTCTTGTAATGACAGATTTGGTACGATTTTTAACTGTTTTATGTCAATTTTTGCAGAAATCTGCTCGATTATGCTCTTTCCACCGCTTGCTAGTGTTTTTGCCCTAGCGTCATGGGGCAGGTAGTGATACCCATATTTGTACCCAAACTCATCCTCTTTTTGGTCTAGCAGCATGGTGTAAAACGGTATAGCTTGACCGTTACTGGAGTGATGATCGAGTACCCGTATCTCACCGTAGACCACTTGAAACCACCAAATCGAGGTACTGTCATTGAAACCAAGATCCCAAGCTGTATGGCAGGGGAACATTGGGTCATAGTCTACGGTGGTTATGCGCTCTAAGTCCGTGATCCTACGCATTTCCTGACCATAATAAGCACCAAGAATGGCAGCTTCAAAGCTACATAGGAACTCTTGCTCGTACTGGTTGTCTGACATTGTGGCTTGTGCATCCAGTAATTCAGCTTCAGGCAGCAGTCCTGACTGGTCGGCTCTCAGGGTTTTGACATACCAATTGGGGTTTTTTTGGGCTTCGTTGTATATGTCGTAAAAGGCGTTATGCCCTTTCGGTGTGCCGATAAATGTGGCCCAACCCTGTCTGTCTGTAAGCAATGGGCGAACAATCTCACCCCAAAGCCTAGGTTTCATATCAGCGTATTCGTCTAGCACTACGCCATCTAAATAAAGGCCTCTCAAAGCGTCAGGGTTGTCAGCACCAAATAACCGTATTTTTGCCCCATTGACCAGTTCTACCCATAGTTCTGATTGGTTAGCTTTAACTATGGCTGGCTCTGCAAATTTAAGCAGGTAATCCCAAGCGATGTTTTTAGCCTGTGCATAGTAAGGCGCAATGTAAGCGTACCTGCCGTCAGGTTTCTTTTCCATGACTGCCCTGCGGATCGTGTCGCAGATGGTGGCCACCGTTTTCCCTGCTCTCCTGTGGCAAACCAGTACTGCCCAGCGTTGATCCCGTCTATGGAAGTCTAGGAACGCATCTCTAGCCTTGTACGGGTATTCGTACCGCTTTACTAACTCTTTCAATCTAGGAACTTGTGTTCGTGAATGACTTTGACTGGCTGATCCTCGTCACCAGTATGCTCAGTACGGGCTAACTTAGGCAGGTGGTATTCCATGACGCTCTGCAACATACCGAAAGCCTTTTCAGGATTAGGTAAAACAATGAATTTGTTATCTTCGTTTTTAACGCCTATAGCGACCTGTTCTAGCCACTCTTGCATCTTGTGGGCATTACCATCAACAAACTGTGCAATCGCTTCCCTAGCCATTGCTGTAGATTTGTTAGGCACTCCCTTGGGTCTACCCGATCTATTCAGGTTGCCTTCAACAGTTTTCGATACTTTATTACTCATACCTTACCCAAGTGGTTGATTAAGATAAGTTAATTGTAGCTTTATTTTTGCTTTTTAGCTAATGCTTCCTTAATGACTTCTTTACGGTCTTTAGGTTTGTCTTTTTCTTTAAATCCAGCATTTACTTGGTCTACATATTGCTGCAACCAAGAGTTGTCAGGCTTATTGGCTTCCTTCATATATGTCCTTATCTATTTTGTTTAGCTTAAATTGCTCATCTAATGCTTGCTTTAGTCTTTTCTGTAGTTCGGCGGGATCGTTCTTGGGCAGATTTTCTAGCGAACTAATGCGCTGGTTTCCACGCCCAAAAGAGTTATCCACGATACCGATACGCACATTGGGGTTGTCAGCATACGCAGCCTGTAGCTGTTCCATAACATCACGGCTACCAGTATGGGTGCGTAAATGCTCTTTTAGCGGTACTGTGCGACCTGATCCGAACTCACCCTTCATACGCATAGCACGGGTAAGTGAACCCTCAACCAATGCTTCTACGGGGTCACGGTAGGTATAAATCAAATCTACTTTGCGCCCAGCTTTGAGTGCTTGGTCAATCTTTTGCTGCGCTGATTCCAACTTGTTCATGTTGGTGTCGTAGATCATTTCTGCGTTTTTGGCTATGTCAGGGTACATCTTCAAGGATGAAGTCTTACCTGCACCTGTGCCGCCACCAGTAAACATAATGCTTGAACCTTCGGGGGCTGGCTGCGCTAGTTTCTCAGCGTATAGTCTTTTAACGAAAGCACTCGCTGGTTCATGTACATTGGCTGACAATGTGCGGTTTTTTACATATTCAGGGCTAAGTTCACGGGCAACATCGGTATTCAGTATCTTGCCGCCTTCTGCATCTCTTAGCTTAGAGTAATCAGCTACTAGCGTTTGATAATCTTTATCTAATCTGTTTTGGAAGCGTTGACCAATTGCATCAAGCTGCGGTGCTGCTGGGGCGGTTTTAGCTGTTCTTAGGGTCTTAGCCGCTAATACTGCGGTTGGCAATGCCATAGCAGCTATGCCTACGGGTTCACCTTCACCGTAGCCTTGCATATATGCCATTTGGTTAGGATCAAGTACGCTGGTATCGGTAGGCGATAGCCCTGTAGCACCTGCGGCAAAGCCTGTTTCCCTTGGCATAGGGTTTCTACCAGTAATTAACTGGGTGAATGCTTGCGGATTGGTTACAAAACGCTGTGCTTCGGTTGGCAGGTTTACAAGCCTGTCAGCACCTTGGCGCAACATATCTGCAAGCGTAGCCATTACTTAACCTCTTTGTCCAAGTCTTTAAGTTTATTCGCAATTGCCGCTCTGCGCTCTAAACGCTCACGCTGGTTCTTTTCAAGCGTGGATTCTTTGTGCTTTTGCAGCAAAGAGTTCTCAGGTTTGATCTTTTCTTTAGTAAACATTACATATCCTTCATCTTGGATTCAATCATTTCTCTGCGTGTGGGCTTTGCAGTCTTGGCAGATTCTTTAAAATCTTTAGCAGTAGGAGCGTCTTTGCTGCCTACTTTGTTCATTTTTTCACCTGATCCCGCCTTAATCCTAGCCCTTTTACGGTGAATATTGGCGTATAGTCCGTCTTTCATTAGCATTTCCACCTTGCTCTAGCTGCTTTGCCCCGTTCCCCAGTCCAACCTGCTGACCTTGCACAGAAGCTATCGTGTCTTGCGCCACTAGACTGTGGTGCTTGTAAATTAGCGTTGTTTTTGGCGTTGTATGCTTTGCGACCTGCTGCGGTCATACCTGCGCCTTCTTCTACTGATTGGTAATGACGACCTTTGCCTTTAGTTGTCTTGGCAATAGGCTTATCGTGCTTTTCTACTGCGGCACGAATGTCATCTTTACGGCTCATTATGCTTTTTCTTCAATGTACTTAGCATAGGCATTTTCTAGCTTGGCTTTGCGATCACCTTTTGCGTTCTCACGCTCAACGCTAAGTGCAATGGCTACAGCTTGTTTCTTTGGCTTGCCAGCTTTCATTTCGGCTTTAATGTTTTTACCGACTGCTTTGGCTGATCCTGATTTATCTAACGGCATGATTGTTCCTTAATCAAATGATTTTCTGTACATTAAACTTACACCGCCAGCACCCATCGGTTGCCCCATAAACTGTGTTTTATTGGGGTAATAGCCAGCAGAAATGCTTTGGTCAGGCGTTCCGTAGCTTAAATCTACGCCAGTAACCCTTGCTGGGATGTTGTAACGATTGTCTGCAAAACCCATTCCTGATGCGCCAACGCCTAAATTTGCGTTTTCGCCAACGGGAAAGTTATAACCTAACCTGCCTTGGTACATTGTTCCAGCCTTACCAATGTCCATAGCTTGACCGCCAACTTGTAAATTCCTTAGAATTTCAGCCAATTTATTGGCTTTTTGGTAATCAGACTTGTCCATTATTTCAAGAACTTGAGTTTATAAGTTGTGGAATTGATAAGTCCTGCAATCTCATCAATAATGTTTTGTAATTCGCTGTCTTGCGGCAAGTCTTGGCGGGCTTCTTTAACGAAACTTTGCAAGGATTCTAGGTAGCGGATTGGGTCTTTAGGCTGATGGTACACGCTTGGAAAGCTGGTGAACTTGCCGTATTTGCCCATATAGGATTCGGCAAAGGTGTCTGTCAGATCAACGATCCCATCGTAGTACTCGGCTAAAGCAATGTGTTTGGCGTAAGAATCAGTAGACCAATGGAAAAAATGGGTGTTAGTCGCTGAATGAAGCATTGTAGCTAGGAATAAAGCGCAATTTTCCATACAAATCCTTATGTTATGGGGGTAGTTTCCTCTATTTTATCAAGAATATCAATAAGTACCAAGCATCCACCGCCTTTTTTTATTTCGCCCCGTTCAACAATCAAAACATCAATTTGCTCATCGTCTTCAAATACGCCAGCATCGCCCAAAGCATCCCAAAGGGCCTTGATGCGGTTGTCAATGTCCTGCTTCCTACGGTCACGGGGGTATAAAACTACTTTCATTTCAAGCCTAGCTTTACCTAGCTTTGGCACTTTGTATTCAACTACATAATCGCTGATTTGCGCTTTAAACTCTTTGCCAGCCTTGCTTATGCCCATTCTATTGCGAAAAATGGTGCGGTAGCTGTTTACGCTGGGCGGCAGGGGTAGATTCAGGACTAGCATATCAGCGCCAATGTTTGCTCGAGTAGTTGTTCTTCTGTAACGGCATACTCTGTTTCAAAGCGTTTTCTACCCATTCCGTGAATACTGGTATTTGAGCCTCTATGGTGATAGGGGCAGAGCGGGATAACAGGAGAGCGGCTTCGTACGCCACTTCTTCTAATGTGATGGAGTTCCGCTGGCGTTCCCTCAGTGCCGAGATACCTACATAATGAGCATCCCAGTTCAGCAATTTTTCGGTAGGTTTCTTTTTCGGCTTTTGTGGGCATTTAAGTGTTGGCATTGTCTACGCTGCGTTGTTCTAGTTTTTCCGCTGATTCTGCAATATCTACGGCAATTTCCATCATAAGCACTTTGGCGTTATTAGCAAGTGCGGTTTCGTACATCTTAATAAGTGATTTAAGTATCAATAATTCTTCTGCTAGGCTAATCATCGGGTCATTTTCTCTAAAGTTCGGTTGCTGGCCTGTTCGGTACGCCACGCATCAAAACGCATTGTAGCGGCTGTGATCTGCCATTTTAGGGTTTCTGCTTGCTCTGTAGCCGTTCCTATTGCAACGCACAAATCTTGATACTCTTGGCTGGCATAGGCTTCACGCTCCTGACCGCCTAGGCTTTGCTCACTTGATTTCTTCATCATAATAGCCTTTAGGCTTGATTTGTAGGCTTCTAGCTGGGCCAATTGCCCTTTAGCTTTCGCATATTCAGGGGCGTTTGTGTATATGTAATTGATTGCTTCGTGTGGGTCGTATTCCTTTTCTAACATTTTTCTTGTGCCTTTCTTAAAATGCTTTTGCAAACAAATAGCCAAGAATAAAAGCCAAGGCTACTAACATAAGCATTGGAAATATTAACTTTACAAACACTTCATAAAAACTAAAGTTCATTTCTCTTGTGCCTTTCTTAGTATTGCTCTAGCAAATTCAATCCAGCCTTCATTAGAATCAATATGATTTACAACTGCATTACCTACTGCAATTATTTCCTCATCTGTTAGTTCACGCATCTGACATAAATACATACACGCTTCATCGCATTTAGGATGTGGCTTATCTTTTACTGGATGGGTATAGAGTGGAATAGAGTATTGCTCATCCTGTTCTCTACGCACTACGGCTTTAATAATATGAGTTAGTGGAATGACATCAGGTTCAATCCACGCTACTGGTTCATTGTTCATTTTCCTAATATTTCCTTTATGCGTTTTTTTACATCCGCTTCTGTGTCTTTGTTGCGTTCAATAAGTTCTTTTACCAAGTCCCAGTTGCGGTAACGCTGGGCAATGGCAATGTAGCTTTGGGCCAAATATTCAATCCTGCTCTTATAGTTGTTCATCTAACTGCTTAATTTTTTGGCTAATCCTTGCTCGCCATTGTTGCCAGCCTTCACCAGCGTAAGCAGGGCAGCCAACTTCTTGGGCTTTTGCTTTAGTCAAGTCTTCGCTGGAATACCAAGGCAATTCAGGCTTTTTGGCTTTTTTGACTTCCATATCAAGTTCATCTTCCCAACGGCCTTGATTTAGCCATGTGGCAGGATGCGGAATAAAGTCCTTTTCAGTCTGCTTTAGCTTCCAATATTCCAAGTGCGTAGGAAGGGCTAGAAACGCATCCTCTTGCTCTTGACGGGTTAGCCTATCCCATGACTTCTCGGCAGCCCTGCGGCCTTGTTTGCGAGGGTATAGGGCATAAAAATCAGAAAAGTTCATTTCTCACTCGCTTTCTTTAGTATTGCTCT